CTGCTAAAAAGGTAGTTAGGTCAACTAAAAAGAAGAGGAAGAAAGTATAATGCCTAGAAAGAGAACGGCTAAAAAAGTAGTAAGATCTACTAAGAAAAATAAAAGAAAGAAAAAATAGGGAGCAATAATGAGAATAACAGGGATATTATTATTAGTGATAGGATTGTTATCAGCAGACTCAATGTATGAGTTGTTTGGTGCTAAAGATACTATTTATGGAGAGCATCCAGATAATACAGATGTATTTAAGGATGAGCATTTTCATAGAAGAGATTTAATCTATTTTAGCGGTCCTAGGGGTAGCATAACAGTTAATGTATCTAGTAGTATATTACAGGTAGAGGATTATGAGGCTGGTATAATGCAGTTTCATGCTGAATTGCATAATGCTAATAATGATACTTTAATTATAGGTGTAAATAGCTTGTATCATGAAGAGGGTAGGGTAATTAAATTTAACAAGGCTGGTGATAGAGCAAGTGCTAATTTACATATACCATATATTTGGAACTTTCCTATATATGTAACTACCTATATTACTAAGTTAGATTAATTAGGATTGGCAAACGAGTTGGGTCCGCTGGGAAATTATTTTATTTTCTCCTCGAGAAATTCGTTTTGCTTTTGATCACCTTGATTATATATATTTATATAAAATAGGAGGTTGTTATGGCATTAAAGACTTATACGGTTACAATAGAGTATGATCCTGATAAAGAAGAAGTTGAATACATACAGGAATATGTTGATGAAGAAGAGTTTGAATGCCTAGTTGAGTTTGAGAGTTCAGGATGCGTTGATATGAGTCAGTACTGGGATAAGGAAACAATGGAGTTGATAGATGAGATATACGACGTGGGAGTATCTTGAATATAATTAATAAAATGCTTCGCATTTTGGTTAGGGAGGTGTATGCGTAGATATATGATAGGGCAATCATGGCATGAAGTATTTGAGGCTATAGAAGAGGTGCCAGCAGATTTACTAGTGCAACCTGAGTGGAGGGATGCAGAGATAGGCGACTGGGTTTTAGCAGATGATGGCTGTGTAATTCAGGTGCTAAGAAAAGGCGAAATGAAGACGGCTAAGGGAAGGAATAAGGTCAGAGGATATGTCGGGACATGCACAGGTACGTTTACTACTGATGCAAAGACTAAGATGGATACCTCTAAAAGGGATAATATCTATTCTTTTAGTGGCAAAGATCGACAAGAAGTTCTCTTGGATCGGACCACACTCTCTCAGTCGGAAGAGCTTTTTGTTCAGTACTTAGCATCTGGCATGTCCGCACAGGATGCTTATTTAAAGGCATTTCCTACTAATAAACCTGGTTATGCTAATATGATGGCAGGGAAACTGGTTAAAACCGAAAGGATAAAGACTGCAATGAAAGAAGAGTTAAAACCATTTTTAGAGAAACTTGGAATAGATGAAGAGTATGTTTTAAAAGGTATAAAGAATACTGTAGAATTTGCAGATAAAGAAGATTTAAAGCTAAGAGCATTATTTAAGTTAGCCGATATCATGGATATGGAAGATAAGAATAGTGCTAAGATAACTCAAGTCAGTGGTGCTGTATTTCAAGGATTTACAGATAATATGATCGAAGGTGCGGAGAGACCTAAAGAGATCACTGAAAAAACCACATAAATAAGGAGGTAATTAGTCTCTACAATGTCGAATGGAATCAAAGATAGAAGTAAGGAGCGAAGACCTGGGATTATTGGTACGGCTAAAACTATTGCAAAGGATGTTCAGAAATTTGGAAAGGAAGTTCAAGATTTTACGACAACAATGCAGACAGGCGAAGTGGGATCAGGGAGTTGGAATACTAATTTAATGGATACTTTAGGATCAAGTGTATATGAAGGTATTATCGGCAAGCAATCTATTGGGAGTATTGGAAAGTCTGCCATTGAGCGAGCTCTCTTTGGGATTAATTTCCCTGTCAGTTCTAGTAGTTCAATTGGTTTTGAAACGAAGCCAGGCGAGCAAAAAGGACGAGACTATAAGCTAACTTTTACTAAAAAGTTTTAATGGCAAATATAAATAAACATAATGTAAGTCAACAAGAGGAAGCTCTTGAGATGGCTAAGAATGACATGATATCATTTGGTAAGTTGTTCTTAGCTGATGACTTTGGAAGAAGTGAATCCCCTTTCTTCCACTATGAGATAGCAGATGCAATCATGGACAAGAGTATTAGGGAATTAGCAATTATTATACCAAGAGGACATGGTAAAACAGTACTTACTAAATGCAGTATTATGCGTGATTTTTGTTTCACAAAAGAACCCCTCTTTTACGGATGGGTTGCTGCGTCTAGCAAGATTTCTGTTCCGAACTTGGATTATATAAAGTATCATTTAGAATTTAATGAGAAGATTAGATACTTCTTTGGAGATTTAAAAGGAAGGAAATGGACAGAGGATGACATCGAGCTTAAAAACGGCTGTAAACTCATATCGAAAAGTAACCTGTCGGGTATTAGGGGAGGAGCTAAGCTACACAAAAGATACGATCTTATTGTGCTGGATGACTTTGAAGATGAAAATAATACCATTACAGCAGAGTCTCGTGCTAAAATTTCTAATCTTATTACGGCAGTTGTGTTTCCTGCTTTGGAACCTCATACGGGTCGTTTGCGTCTTAACGGTACACCTGTTCATTTCGATAGTTTTCTTAACAATCTCATGGTGGCACGAGAACAGGCTAGAGATAAGGGCACAAAATTTACGTGGAAGATAATAACATATAAGGCTTTATTGCCTTCAGGTACTCCTTTATGGCCATCGTGGTTTGGTGAAAAGGAGATGGAAAGAAAGAAAAAGTTTTATGTTGACTCTGGTCAACCACAGAAGTTCTATCAAGAATATATGATGGAAGTTCAATCAGCTGAAGATGCGATCTTTACCAGAGAACATATAAGATATTGGGATGGGGAGTTTTCAAGAGATAATGAAACAGGGATTAACTATATTTTGGCAAGGGGCGAAGACCCTAAGCCAGTTAATGTATTCGTTGGGGTTGACCCTGCAACGGATAGTGCTCGTAGGGATAGTGATTACAGCGTGCTTATTGTGGTGGCTGTTGATGCCAATAATAATGCTTATGTTATCGATTATTTGCGTAAGCGCTCTTTACCTGTATTGGGTATACCAGGTAACGCTAAGAAGGGCATTGTCGATCACATTTTCGACTACAATAACATTTATGGCGCTAACTTATTTACGATTGAGGACACTACTATGTCGCGTCCCGTTTTTCAAGCAATTATTGCAGAAATGAAAAGACGTAACGACTTTAGTGTTAAGTTTAGAGAAGAAAAGCCTGGCAATAGAATGGGCAAAAGAGATAGGATACAGGAGATATTAGCACAAAGGTTTGCTGTTGGACAAATACATATTAAAAAAAATCAGTATGAACTTCAGCACGAAATTATTACATTTGGCCCCCGTATGGGACATGATGATACGATTGATGCCTTGGCTTATGCCTGTAAGTACGCACATCCACCAACACATGTAGGTGAGCGTAAAGGAGAATATTATAAAAAGAAACCAAAAGCAAAAGATTGGGCGGTAGCATAATGGCAGGAATGGCAAAAAGATCTACTTTAGATACAAAGGATTACAAGATATTGAAAGAAGTAGCAGAATCTAATAAATTTTCATTACAAGAGTTAATTTCAGTGTATGGACTTGAGAGTGATTATGGTAAAAATATGGGAGCAAAAGATGCAAAGTATAAAGGTCATTTTCAGTTTGACGATGCCACTGCAAAAGAATATGGATTAAAAGATCCGTTTGATTTGAAGCAATCTGCACAAGCTCATATTGACTTGGTAAATAAAAGAAAGTCACAAGTAGCTCATTATTTAAGCAAGCATGGCGGTAATTGGGAAGGATTTGGGAATATGAGTAACTCTACTTTTAATTATTTATTACATAACCAAGGCGCATGGGGAACTGCAAGAATGTCTATAGGGAAGACTAAAGATGCTTATTTAGGTATGGATTCAGAAGGGAATTTATTGACAGGATCTAAATCGCATAGAAGAAATATGATTAGAAATTTAACTCCAGATCAACAAAGTTATTTTACAAATCAAACAAAAAGTCCTGGCGAAGCTATAGGATATTTTACAAAATCTTTAGATCAAAATTTAGAATATATAAGAAGAGATGCAGCTAGTCAGATAAAAATGTCTGAGATGAAAATATTAGATAATCCATTAGGATATTAGGAGAATAAATGGCAAAGATAGATAAGGTAGCGGATAAGATAAGAAATTTATATAACCATGCAAATAGTCATACTAG